GGCAATCGCCACTTCAAAACTTTGCATACCGGGTGTATTGTTTGCGATATTAAAAGGATTTTGTGATTGTCCAGCGCGTAATTTTTTCAAGCGTGATTTATTTGTCCTAACGACGTAAGGATTGTTTTCATCGGCGAAAAAATCTTCCCTATTCATAGGAAATAAATTCACGTGCATTAGAAGGGCGCGTTTAACGTCGGCAGTAAAATCGACGCGGATAACGTTCAAAATCTCAACGTCAAAATTAATTTCGTAGGTTTTAGCTAATGTGCGTAAAACGTCGGGATAAAAAATTTGGCGCGTGTTATCAGTCAAAGCCTCGTAATTAGAATCAGTTGCGCCGTCGCTTATCAGCAGGTTTGTAATTTCAATTTCAGCGGGAACTAGTTTTGTATTTTGTCCTTGCTTAGCCAAATAGCGCAGGAACATGTAACCAGCGGCGTAGGGGTCTTGGTTGGTGCCGTCAATCGTGCCCGTTAAAATATCTTCAAGAGTTGATTTATTTGTAGTCAATAAGTCTACAATGACACTGTAGCGGAAATCGTCAATGCCGTGAACAAGCTCGGCAGTGCCCTCTGTTATAAAAAGTGGTAATGAGGAAAAATTTTTAATGCGCGCCCGCATAATCGCGTGCGTCAATTCATGTACAATCGTTCGGTCAAGATAACCTACCGAATAATATTTCGGACTAGAAGGAATTAACGCGCCGTCCTCGCTCGTCGTGTCAATGTCCGCGAACAAACTCGTGTTGACGGTTAATTCTATTGTGGCATCACTCCTAAAAGTTGTCCAAGCTATGGCATTGTTCGAAGAATCCCATAGCAGGGTGATACGAAGGCTTTTTCTCGTGACGGCTTCATCGTTGAAACTTATCCCATAGGTTTCTTCAATCAAATCTAAGCTCTGTTTTATCCAAACGGAATACAAACCAGCAAGGATATGAGCTGTAAAAGCCGCAGGGGTGCGCCCGCTGACACGATTCGGGAAACCAACAGTCAAGCCGTTAATCGTCACAACTTCGCCCGAATCAGGAACTATCCAATCTTCAACGGGGATTTTTTCAGGAACAACTGATTCAGCAGTCTTTTCAATGCCGCCAGCGTCTGAACCTGTAATTGCGCCCGTGTCCGCATTGTCCAAGTCAATGTCGCAGTAATTTTCTAAAAAATCAGTGTACGAAGACGAGCTATCTAAATCATTCATAAATTGAACGGCAAGCGCATCTCGCGTTGCAAATTTACCGCCCGTAGCATAATTAATTGCTTCGTCCAGTGTTCCGTCAAAATCGGCAAGATATTTCATAAAAGCTTTGATAACGTGTTGAGGCGTGGTTTGATTGCGTATTTTAATAAAAATATTTTCGCAAGGCTCCAAAGCGGCGTATAGTTCATTTGGGTAAAGGAAATTATCACCTAGAATTTTTCTGTTCGCGTCGGTATCCGAATAAACTTCGACAATGCCAGCACCGACGGCGCGGATATATGCCCCACTTGTTTTTGGTAAAATAATCTTTTGCGCTCCACTAGAAAAAAGTTTCAAGCTCCCGATAATGTGATTGAAATGCTCGCCTATAGCAGGAACGATAATTGGCGCAAGTAGTACCCGCTGAACGTCAAAATTAAGTTCAAGTGATTTTGTAATCCTGCACTCCGTGTCGAAATAAATTGAGTGCCAACCGTCGCCAAAATCAAGCTTTTTATTCGAGATAATGACGTTAGAGAAAAAAGTACCTGCGCCGTCTGATTGCAGATAAATATCGGCAAAATCTTGTCCGTGATTAACATCACCGGTGTAGGTGTAAATTTTAGAGCCGTCAATCCAAGCCTCAACAATGCCGTCAGAGGAACCGCTAACCATATGCAATAGAACTGTCTGCAAGGTGTTTTTTTTGCAAATGCCGCTGAAGTCTTTACTTGCTCTCCCTGCGTTAATCCAATAAGCTAATGTACCGTCTGTTTGTGCCGTAATACCGGTATCCCCGTTTGTACCGCCGTTATAAGCGCGCCAACGATTGGAGCCGTCGAAGTACACGTCGAACTTGAGCCATATTTCGCTCGTTGCAGGCAGATCAAAGCATTTAGCTCGCGTCGTCTGATAAAAGGCGGTACCAGTAACGGATTTTGATTCAGGCAAGTTAGTTAACGTGTTGCCGCTGATTATCAAGCTGTCGGCAGTACCAGCGTTTTCATAACGCCACGTCCGGTAAAGAATTCTTTCAACGTCAGCATTAACTTGAACGGATTTTATTACTTTACGCTCGACGTCAAAATCAGCTACAAGAAAATTGCTGTTGCTAATTTGCCGCTCAACGTCAACGGCAAGCTCGAGGGATTTTGTAACATTGCGTTCAACGTCGCAATTTAACATTACAGGTACATAACCAGCAAGCGCAAGTTTAAGCGCAATATAATCGTTGTCAGTGGGCGGAGTGAAATTTTCAGTATGCAGAGCCACGCCGTCAAACAATCTGAATTCGTCGAGCGTGCCAACCATACGCTGTTGTGACGGTTTATAAGAATTCGCGCCGAAGAAAATATATCGCGACAATCTTTCAAGCGTGACGGTCTGCGTTACATTTATCTGCCCGTCGACGAACACGCGCAACGTTGAATCGGCGTGTGAATAATCAAGTTCAAAGTGGTGTCGCCCGTTCGTCAATGTGCCGCTTAACGCTTTATCAAAAAGATTCGTCCCGCTACTGTTGTAGCAAGTTGCATTGGATTGTTCCACCTGAATTGTTACGGTGCAGATTTATCTGTCCCGGCCTGCCGTTGTCGCCCGTGTTCGTTGTGCTCTGCGCACAAAAAAATCCCGCCCAAGCCTCCGAACTTGAGTTCATATAGCCGTAAAAATCAACGGTGAAATCCGCGCCGCCGAAAGTTATCTGTGTGTTTGAACGCAGGTAACCTTTATTCAGTTGCAGTGCTTTGTCGTGTATCGCATTTGTTGTGCCGAGTGAAGTTGTATCGTAGGCAGTCCACTCGTTGCCGCATAAATCTTGCGTCGCTGATTCATCAAACGGCAAATAGACGATTAAATTTGTCACGTCCATGACTTTACCCCACCGACGCTATTACGGCATTAATTCTTATACTTATACTTCTATCTGTCTGCGGATTTTCGGTACTTGCTGAACTTGCCTTGACATAGAAAAGTGTATTCACTGCCGTTATACTTTCCTCAAAAGTTATGCTATCAGTAAATTCGCCGTCCGCAGTTTTGCAGAATTTTAATCGGTCGTTGGTGTCGTTATTATCGCTGATAGTTGTCGTGCCCGTCGTCTTATAGCCGCTTTCCGTCCGAATCGCCGCTGGCAAAGTCTGTGATTCGTTTTGCGCCGCGTCTAGAGTAAAGTTAAAAGGCGCGGTAAAAGCTCCGTCCGTTGATACAACTGTACCGTCGGTCTCGCCCGCCGTCGGATTATTCATGTATACGTTGATATATTGATTCGCCATTTTTATTCCTCCATTAGCCATAAGGACTTGCGTTTTTCCACAGCTCAAAAGTTGCCATAATGTATTTCGGAAAATTTTTATCGCGCTCGTATTCTTTCATGACGATTATTAAATTATCCCGAACTTCGCCCGCCGTGTCCGTGAACGTTACAGTTGCTCGATTTTCCCACAAGCTCAACAGCTGATTAAAATTAGCCTCTGAAAACAAACAGACAAGAGAAATGGCGTCGCCGTCTTCAACGTGTCCATAGTCTTGAATCACGACGCCGCCTATTATTGTTATCTTCTGTATTCTGTCGTCCACTATCGTTTTATAACTTTCGGGGTCTCGAAACGACGATATATCATTTATTTTTATCATAACGCCGCCTCCTCAAGAACCGTAGCCGAAACTTGAACGGCTAGTTGCTTGCTGTACTGCCGCCGTTATCTTGTCCACAATTTGGCTTGTTATGTCATTTACCAGTTCGGTTTTAAGCGCATTGTCGAAAACATATGCTCCGCCGAGATTGACGTTATTATTCGGCGAAATATTTATCTGTGGCGGTTGCTGATTGCTCAATGCCGTCGCTATATTTCCTAATACCTGTTCGATATTATTCAGCGGTGTTACTACAGTTTCTAACGTGACTGGTTGGCGCGATTGCATTTCTAGCAGGACGCTTTGAATTTTCCCGTCGATATTATTTAGCGGCGTCAAATAGTCGGTTGCGCCCGCTGGTGCCGCGGGTGTTTGAAGTTGTTGCAAAAGGCTTTGAACGTTTGTATCAATGCTTGTTAACGGCGTCATATAATCTGCTAATTCTGCATTTTGAGTTTCGGGCGTCGACGGCATTTCTTTTACGCTCTGCATTTCTCGCAATACGCTTTGGACGTTTTCATCAATCGCGGTTAATGGCGTGACTATTTCCGATAAATCCGTTGACGCTTTATCTTGCAGTTCCGTCAAAATACTTTTCGTGTACTCTTCGATATTTGGCAACGTCCCGAATATTTCTTGTAATTGGTCTGCCTCTTGCGGTTGCTCTTCTTGCATTGCTTGAAGTATTCTTTGCGTGTTCTCGTCGATTGTATTCAGCGGCGCGGTTAATTCGGAAAAATCAATCGCGGCCTTATCCTGCATTGCTTGTTGCACGCCTTGAATTTTTTCGTCAATACTTTTGAGCGCAGTCTCCAATGCTGATAAATCTACTTCAGCGGACGTTGCAAATTGTTCGTGAACAGAATCTTCCTTGTAGCCTCCGAATCCAAAGCCCGCGCCGATTGCGCCGCCCAAAATTAAAGCTCCTGCCTTTGCCGCTGGGTGTGGCGCAATCCCGCCAATCGAATATAATAACGACAATGCCTGTAATCCTGTTTGCGATATTCCGCTGAATGAATCCCAATCAAAACCTAATTTTGGTGCAATAAAACCTTCGTTACTTTGTTTTGGCGGCGGTATATCCGATATTTCACGCAAGCTAGCGTTAGCGTCGCGTGCTGAACTTGCCAATAAATCTTGTGCTTGCCGAACGTCCTGCGTTGAAGTTGCAAGCTTTAAAAATCCGTCTGCTGGTTGATTATTTTTAGTCTCCTGCGCAGGATTTACTTTTGGTAAATTCTCAAACGCTTTAGCTAAATCTTTTTGCGCGGTGATTAAATCTAGCGTCGATTTCGTTAGCAATGATTGCGTCTCTGATACGCTTTTTGCGCTGTCCGCTAAATTTTTAAGGTATTCGGGCGGAAATAATTTTGTGCTTTCGGCAAGGGATTTTTGAGCGTCTGCCGCGCCTTGTGCTGATTCTGTCAACTTTTGCAACGGCTCTAATTCGGACGTTGTTTCTTGAATTTTGTTGCCGAATTGCTGTAGCTCCTGCGTCGGCAAAATAATTTGGTCGCCTGATATTTGCTCAAAACTCTGCGGCGCATTCGTTACCTTGTCACCTTCAATCAACTGAAAACCGCTTGACGCTTGAACTAAATCTTTTTGCACGGCGGTTAATTCTTTCAGCGATTGAATTCTTTCAATTGCCTCTCGTGTCTCCGCGTCCAATTTTGGCAGTAGCATTGAACGAATTCGATTTTCGTCTGTGAGCAAGCCGATTGCCTGTTGCTGTCCACGAATCAAACCGTCGTCAATTATCTGGTCTGCTCCAATTACCATTATGCCGTTGCCACCGCTTTGCATTGCTCCCTCTGGTGTTCTGGTATAATCGCCGTCCTTAGCTCGTGATTCGGCGGCTCTTTGATTCAACTTCCCGACTGCATTTTTAAAATAGCGTTCTATCAAAGCTTGCGTGTCTGCATTTAAAATTCCTTTTTGCTGATATTCCTCGTAAAGCTTTATTCGTTCCTGTTGAGCGCGGCGCAAATCATTTTCGTATTGGCTATGTTCCTGTTCAAAAATTTTATCCTCAAGGCTCTGCAACGTTCCCTTGATTCTGTCCATTTCGCTTTCAAACGCTTGCGCCTCTTTAGCCGCCGCCTCTGCGATTATTGCGGCAGTTTCTTCGGCGGATTCAGCTTTTTTCTTTTGAGCGTCGCGCCACTGTTCAATATCGCGAAGTTGCTTTTCAAAAGCCGAATGAGTAAGTTCAAATTCGATATCGGCGGCGTTTTTTAAATGCTCTTGAATTTTGGCGTTGGCTTCTTCATACGCTTTAGCAATTTTCTTTTGGGCAAGTTCAACAGCCTCTGCCTCATCCATGCCCGCCTTAATCCATGCTTGCCGTTCCTTTTCGATTGTGTCTAATTTATTCTGCAAAGCGGTTTTATCCGCCGCCGCAATGCTATCGCGAATTTCTTTGAGTTTATCGGCCCGTTCCTGTTCTATCTGTAATAGTTTCGCCGCGCCGAGTTTTTCTATAGCTTCACGCTTTTCTGCTGTCATTCCAGCTTGATTTAACATATCTTGTTGTTGTTGAAATAAATCAAGCTTTTTATTCTCATAATCCGTATGACTTAGCTTATATTGAATATCTGACGCCTCTTGTAAAATTTTCTTGAGTGATTCGGCTTCTTTAAGCAAATCAGGATTTTTTTCAACCTTTAATCTATCAGCCGCAACGGAACTCAAATCAGCGACCGACGTTAACTGTTTTTCTAACTCTTTTTTCAGTTCCTCGTTCTTGCGCTTAATTTCCTTGTGAGCGTCGTCAATCGCCTTGAAAAGCGGTTGGTATATGCCTAAAGTCTGCTGATAAAGCGTAGGATTCGCCTTGATAACGTCAAATGCGGCGGCTTGTTCCTTCTTTATTAAGTCGTCGACAGTTTTGATGCTGAAATCGTTTTGATACTTCAAAACAAATTCGTCTTGACGGGGATTTTTCTTTAAGTCGACGAAAAATTTTCCTACGCGGGCAAGTGCACCGCCGACAGCCTCAGCCCCTTCCTCAATTTTCAAAAACGCCTCCGCTGCCGTCCTGCCGAATTCGCGGATAACGTCCTTATTATCGGCAATGATTTGCGTCAACTTGCCCATGCGTTCAGTAAGGCGCGGAACAATTTCATTAGCAACGGGCAATAATGCGCTTGAAAATGCCGCGTTCATATAACCCGCTTGCAAATTCATTGCATTGATGTTCCCTTGAACTTCATGAGCAAATTTCGGGTCGAGCAAGCCATTTTTAACTAATCCTGCCGCTTGTTTATAAACGTCCTCTGCGTCTTCGATTGCGGTTATAGCGTCGGCAGAGGCATTTCGCATTGTGGCAAGGACAAATGCCATGCCATTTCCTTCTGCCTGTGCTTTTTTCAAGGCACGACTTAAAGTCAGCGTCATTGCATTTAAATCTTTCAAATGTCCACTAGCGTCAAAGGCACTCTCGCCGTAACGTTTTAACCACTGCTCTGCTTTACTGGTATCACCACCGCGAATTATCTGTTGTTGAGTTCGTTTTATTGTCGAGGCTAAGTCATTAACTTCAACACCCGCCGTCTTACACATGGCAGTAAATTTTCCCGTGTCAGCAAGTGACATTTGAAAACCGCGACTCATTACATACGTCGAATCTCCCGCTGCCACGGCCGCTCGTGTAAGGGCAACGATAGAATTCTCGACGCCTTTCAAGACAACGGGCATTGTCGCGAACGCCGCCACCGCTCTCCCCACAGGGTGAGGTATGCTCCCGATTACTCCCAGCGTCGCCGTGATTGCGTTGTCCGCCGACGCCGTTGCGCCCTTTAAATTACTAAACGCAGTCGAAATTTCATTGAGCTTTCCAACTACATCGCCTTTAATATTCAGATAGCTGCTGAGCAAATTATTATTTTTAGGCGGTTGAATTCTATTCAGCTCATTAATTTTTGCTTTAAGACGGTCTATAGCTTGAATTTGTTTCTGAATTTCAGTTTGCAGATTAATTGTCTTGACGTTGTTTAATCCGTTCGCGCTGATGGACGTCGCAAGTAATTTTTTCATCTCCGCAAGTTTTTGATTCTGCAAAGTCAATTCTTGATTCAAGTTATGGACGTGAGCTTTTGCCTTATCAAATTCGCTTGCCATTGGACTAAGGCTCGACAAGTCTATATCCGTTTTTACTTTTACATGCTCTAATTTGGCGTTGAGTAAAGAAATCTTTTCGTGAATTTGACTTTCTGCTTGCCGGAATGCATCAGCGCGAATTTGCAAGTCCACCTTTGTATTCTGCAATTCTTTCAGCTTGTTTTCGAGCTTTTGAATTTCCTGTATCTGCTGCAGGACGTTAGTTTTAAAAGTAAGTGTCTGGGCACTGTCGCCGCCGTTTAGCTTTGCGGAACGATACATAGTTTCTTGCAACTGTACTAACTTTTGTCTCTGCAGTTCAATTTCTTTCGTCACTGCCGCGATATGTATCTTTTGGGCGTCAAAGGCGGCGTTCGCGCCTTGCAACTTCGATACGTCCAATTCAGCTTGAATTTTTACATGCTGAATTTTCGAGTTCAGCTGGGCAATGCTATCTTGCAACTTAGTCGTATTGATTATGACTTGTTGCGCGGATAAACTTTTCAGCTGGGCCTCAAGCCGTGCGACTGCAAGGCGTTCGCGCTCCATTGACGTTTCAAGATTTTTGGCGACAACTGCATTAGCATTCTTACTATTTGCGTAATCTTGATAAGCTTTTGTAGCAAGAGTTAATTTGTCGCGTTGCATTGCGAGGAGTTGAGTTATAGCGCGTTCCTGTACTTCAAGGATTTTCGTCTTTTCGGTTAAGGCGTCTAAACCTGCCGTGTCAGTCTCCATTTTCAGCCGAATAATATTCTGTTGACGATTTAAAGCCGCAATGCCCTGCTTAACAGTTTGCTCCGCCGCAAGAAAATCGCTCTGCAGTTGATTTAGCGTCAAGCCAATGCGCAAGCTCAACCCGCCCGCTTGTTTTTCTGCCATTTCCTCACCTCCTTAAAAAAATTGCTCAATAAAAGCTTCCTTCGGCTTATTTCTTTTTTCCTCAAAAGCCGCCTCAATTTTGCTGTCGACGACTTCTAAGTCAAAAAGCACTTCAAGCGACATTTTTTCTATCTCGCTAAAAGATAAGTGATAATCACTCAACCATTTGCGCAAATGATAAATGTACTGTTCATAGGCGGACAAAGAAAGACTTACTGTTCCTTGTCCTCGTTGAAGTTTTTTGATATTTCAGCGGTCTTGAGCCACGTAAAGGCATAAACTGCCCTGCGCGTTGCTAACGACGCCGGCAAAATATCTTCAATCCGCATACCCAATACATCTTCTTTTGTCACACCGGGATAAAATTTCGAGACAACCTCTGCATGCCGCTCAATAAAGTCAACGTCGCCAATTTGAGGCTGATTGTTATCGAACTCCGAAGCTATTCTGTAAGCACGCCCCGTAAGCTCTGCCATTTCATATTCTACGCCGTTAATTGTAATTGTCGGTTTTTCCATGATTTATTTCTCCTTAACAATAATGCTGATAATTGAATCGAAATTATAAATTCCAATCCAATTATTTCCTTTTTTTACAATAAAAGCTTTGCCGTCATAAGCGTAATCGCTCCACTCGGCTTGTTCCCAAACTACGCGCTGACCGTTTTTGAAAACGATAACAATTACTTTTTCCATGATTTATTCCTCCAAATCCCGATTTTTAAGGTCGTATATCACCGAGCCAATAACCCCATTTATACCGAGAACTTTATCCGCAACTTTCTCATGACAATCATCAGCTAAAATCGCAATGACGATACCAAGTGCCGCACTGCACGAATTTAACTTTTCTACAAGCTCGTTTTTAGAAACTTTTGCCTTAATCAATTCGCCATTTGCCATTTTTGTTTCCTCCCAAAACAGAAAAGCCGCCCATGCGGACGGCTCTCTGCCGAAAAATTTCTAAGCAATAATAACGTTAATCGAATCGGGCACGATTGCGAAAACGCCGTTGAATTCATTAACTGCGATTGTCACAATGTGCTTGACGGGCGGATTGGTGATAAGCGTCTGCTCGGCAATAAACCAATGATTCACGCCGCGCACCTGCTGGGTACCGATATACACCAACGGCTTATAGCTTGCGCCGCAAAGCCCGCCGTCGACCGCCGCCCATGCGCTTGCCGCTTTTTGCGGCATTGTGTCTAAGCCTTTAAAATCCTCAAATTCGATTTTTCCTAACATGATTATCTACCTCCATTAAAAGCTCGTATACCAATCAGCGGTACTAGAGCCTTTATCATAATCTTTTACCTTTTTCCAAACGCCATCGGCACGCGAGACAAAAGTACCAGTTAAACTCGGCACTTGATATTGCAAACTCTCGCCTTTGGTGTTAGTTTGCTCCTGTGTCGGCGCAAATTTGCCTTTCATCAACTTTACGCAACGGGTTTTGCCATTGTGCATTTTTGATTCAAAGGCTATTCCGACATAAGGAGCCGCATCGTCGCCTTTTGCCGTTAAAGTGCCTTCGCTATAGGTATGCCCCAAAAGTGCCGCTTGGTCTTCAAGCGGAATATCCGTAGTTTCAATCGTTACGGAAACGTCGCGCATTTGGGTATCAGTCGCAACACTCATATCGTCGCCGTAAAGTGTCACCGTATCCGTTGTAGGATTTACGTCTACAGAGACCGCCTCGCCGATTTTTTTCATTGTGCCATAAGTCTCTGCGCCGTTCGTGCCCTCTGTTATCACGGCGTAATATAGATTCTTTAAACCGATTTTTGCCATTAACTTTCAACTCCTTTGACAAAATCAAATATCCGCATAATTTTTCTCTCGTCCAAAAACGGGATTGTCTGCCGACGAACGAAACCTAACGACTGCATTATTTCCTTGATTAATCTGCAAGCCATTATAAAATTACGCTCATCGACGCTAAATCTTTTCTGCGAGGCTATAACGTGTATTCTAATCGTGACGCGATGCGCTATTTCCCGATTATCGCCCTGTATCGCCGGAACGTCTGAAATCGGCGAGTAAACGATTATCGGATAGCGCGTTGGGTCTGCCGACGGTGCCACGTAATGATAAATACCATTCGCGCCATTTGGCAGAACTGCCATTAAATCAGCGTTTCCAATTAGTGCACTTCTAACCTCTTCTTCAAGCTCAAAAGTCTCCATATCAACCGCCCCTTGTCACACGGTCTATAGCCGCGTCAATTTTGTCTCTTACTGTGTTAGCATGCGCATCGAGGGCAGGATACAAAAACGGCTTATTGATCTTTGGGCTAAATTCAACGACAGGTCCATAATAAAATCTGCCGCTTTCAGCTTTTCTACTTTCAACGGATGCATTTGCCGCAATTCGATAAACAGAGCCGTCTTTATTTGAGATTGCTACGATTGAATCACGCAGTCTGCCGGTTTTTACTGGACAACGGCTTTTTGCGTCGGCAACTATTTCGTCGACGCCTTCTTTTAATGCCTCTTTTGCCGCATTTACAACGTGTTCGCCAATTTCGCGCAATTCAGCTAAAGCTTTTGCCTCACTAAGCCGCCTATCACTTTCCCATCCTCGAACAAAGCCGGTATCACGATAATGGTTACGGCGACCGCTCATCGTTAATCACCTCCTCGCAATCAAAAACCGTGAAGATTCTCCTGCTCTCCGCGTCAAAAGGCGGAGACAACAGTTTTAATCGCCGTCCCCGCCATACAATTTCGTCATCGGGCTTTATATCTTCGCGGTATCTTATCGTTACACGATAGCTAACTTTATTTGTGCGTTCAGGTTGAGTATCGCTGATTCGCGCTGTTATCGGCAAAATCTTCGCCCATACTCGACAACGCTCAAATTCTACAGAGTTTAGAATATCGCCGCGCTCATTGCGTTTGGTAACGTAATTTCGCACGCTGATTCTTTCTGACAAGTCATCAACGCTTGTATTCGCGATAAATCCGCCAACCGTTTTCATGACGTATGACCCGCCACAAAATATTGGAGCTGATTTACCATTGAGCGAATCACAAACGCGAAATTATTTCGAGGATCATTGCGCCCATCACGATTGTTGAATTGCTCGCTGACTATTACCATTTTAAGTAAATCAGCTTGCGCCTGAAACTTTTCATTTGTCGCATAATAATCAGCATAATTCGTTATCGCATTGCTCAAATAAATTTCCGCCGCTTTGAGAAAACGTTCGAGTAAATCATCTTCCTCATTGCCGTCGACGCGCAAATATTTTTTCACATCTGCAACTGTAACTGCCATATCACCGCCTCCAACAAAAAAGCGGCTCAATGCCGCCTAAATCGTTGCAAACAAAAAGCCGCTGTGCTAAACTTGTACCGACTAAAACACAAGCAAGCGCAGGGCTCTTTGTATTTATTCATGATAGCATGCCCCGCAAATTTTATCAAGGAGTGATTCTTTATGTATATGTCCCTTAAAGTACTTGAGGCTCTTGACGTATTGCGCAATGCCGTTGAAAACGACTTTGAACGCCACCGCCTCGACATACTTATTAACGACTTAACCGCACCGCCGACTGTTGAAACTATTGACGATACTCACAAAAAATTTAACGGAGAAATCTATCGAAAAGATTCTAATGGACATTTTCACAAAAGTACATTTATTCATCGCGTAATTTGGTCTTATAATTACGGCGAAATTCCGCAAGGTGACTATGTTATTCACCATATAAACGAAAATAAATCCGACAATAATATTGAAAATTTACAATTACTTACACGCAACGAACATCGCAAAAAACACACGGAAACTTTGGAAGCACAAGAATACATTTGCCAAAATTGTGGTGTAAAATTTCTCGCAAAACAAACTACCGCCAAATTTTGTTCTGCAAAATGTTCTAATGACTACCATTATCACAACGATAAACGTATTTGTAGCATTTGCGGAAAAACCTTTTCCGCCACGCACAAGAGAACGCATTGTTGTTCACGCGAATGTGTAAACATAGCTATAGGAAAAGCAAATATTAAAGAGCCCTTGAAAAAAATTTGTCCTATTTGTGGTAAAGTCTTTATTGACCCTCATCATCCTAATAAAAAATGTTGTTCTTCAGAATGCGGGGCAAAATTTGGTTGGAAAAATAGTTCACGAAAACTTAAAGAAAAAACATGTCCTATTTGCGGTAAAAATTTTACACCAAAAGAATCACGAATTATCTGTTGTTCTAAATCTTGTGGTGCCAAACTTCGTTTTCAACAAAAAAATTAAGAAATAGCAACCTTCGCAGATACTACCGAATCGGTATCGTCCAAAGCACAACCGAATCGACAAACTGCTCTAATAGCAGTTCCATATTTACTCCACAAATATTCGGTGCTGACAGAGAGTTCCAATCCTTTTTTCTCAAAGAATAAAATATAATCAGCGAGATTGCCCACAAAGAACGGAGTAGTTGTCGTACCGCTAGCCGTCGTATTCGGCAATGTACTATTAGGCAAAACAATTATCTGCTTGCCACGATACCTAAATTTATTCGGTTCTACCAAGTCTGGTTGAAGCAAAGGTCTCTGAGTAGAATCAACAAGATTTGATAACCAAAGCAAACCGTCTTGATTGCAAATAATAGAACTATTCGCCCAATAAACAGGGTCTAATGATTTCAAAAGCAATGTATTCAAGCCTTTAAAATCGCTAATCGTTGTAGCAGTCAACGCATTTAATTTCGAGAGGATAAGTGCGTTTTCCGTATTAACTGTTTTTCTTGCCAGACGCTGACCGATTATCGACAAGATATTAACGTTAGCGTCTGCAATTAACTGATTCGATACCGGAATAATATCGCCATAATCGGCAATTTCATAGCCGGCTTGCCCGAATTCAAAATCCGACTCTTGAATATCAGTTAATTCAGAAAAGTTAACTAACAAGCCACTTTCCTCACCGAGCGTTGGCCATTTCCCGCTTGTCGAATTTGCCTGTACAACGTGACAATAACTTTTGAGCGACGTATAGGCTTTTCTGAACTCGCGAATTTGCGTTAATTGCTCCTCCGGAACCAGATACCCCCCCTTAGTATTTATGCTTTCCACGAGCGCAGGTTGGCCGGGCGTGCCCGAAACGTTGAAATACGCGCGTTTTTCCGCGTCCGTCAAGCGTCCGAATTTGTTAAACAAAAGCTTGTTAAAGGCGCGATTGCGGAGCGTCGCATTGTCCAATTCGCCCGCATTTTCATTTACAGGCTTAGCACTCGCGAAAAATTCTTCGTCCTCTGTTTTCTCCAGCGTCAACTGAACGTCTAATTCGTCTTTGAGCTTTAAAATTTCTTGCGCGGCGTTTTTTGCCTCTGCGATTTTGCCTTCGTTACGATACTTTTCCGTTTCCTCTACCTTCGCGGTAATTCTTTTTCTAATTGCATCCGATTTTAACATTTCATGTAACTCCTTTCGCTATTGCAAGGGCAAGGTCTACCTGTGCCCAATCATCATCAACCGACATTTTCTTTTCGGGCAAAAAATTAAGCGACGGCGGGATTTTCTTTGCGCCCATCGCTTTTAATTTGTCTATACTACCGATACAATTAACGGCTTTTACTGCGTCTAACACTTCTATTTTAAATTTTTCTGCCGCCGCCGCGCCTGTAAACCACGTTTCCGCCTCTGTCATAGCGTGTATCTGTTCAGCTGAAACGTCATTCAAAGCCTTTTTGCAATATGTACTCTCTAGCCCTTTTTGCAACGTGTCTAAAATTTCAGCAACCTTGCGCATTTCATTAGCATCGCCCTGTGCTATGCTCCACGGCTTGTGAATCATGATATAAGCATTGGAAGGACACTTGCACACATTAGCCGAGAAAAATATTTGCGTCGCTATGCTTGCAGCTATTCCGTCGACGATTGCCGTTGTCTTGCCGTCATGACGCTCTATCATATGCGCCATTGCCAAGCCTGCCGCCACCGAGCCGCCATATGAATTGATATAAATATTTAGGTCTTTGCCCTTCAAGTCATCTAATTGCCTTTTCAACTCTGCTGGCCACTGATAACCCTCCGGCTCTTCGTTCCAAAATTTTATCCAATTACTTTCCGCGTCATCGATTATTTCGCCGTTAATATATAAATCTGCGCTACCGTCAGCTTGATTCATTATTTTTAGCACCGTTATCACCTCCTATTGGCTCATACGCGGCACCGGCTCGGTCAATCGGCACCATGTTGCCATTAACGAGATATTTATCGCCATTTTCAACTGGCGGCATATCTAGCCAGCGTCTAGCGTCATTTGGCGAATATACGCCAGAACTTACGAATTTTTGTATTATCTCCGCTTGTTGCTGTACATCGCCGCGCAATAGTACCGATACATTAAATTTAAAATTTAAACCGGCTGATACTTCTTCGGGCATTAGTAACTTGCGATTCATTTCTTGTTCATAGCTACTTAAAATGTATAACAATGTCGACGTGTAGAATTGTAAATTTTGCATTGCCGCGTTTGCATATGAGCTTTTCTCCAAATCGTTCAGATAAAATGACGGAATGCCGAATGCCGCTGCTACTTGCAGTGCCGAATATTTTTTCAGCTCGTAAAATTGACTGTCCGCTAACGTCAAGTCTAGTTTCTGTAAGTCAAAGCCCATTGGCAACGTTATCATGCGTCGATTATTATCTCGTGCTTGCCTTTCAATTTCGTTGAGCAATAAATCTTGACTTTCACGCTTTAAATCGCCCGTGAATTTCACAACTGCATTAGCTATCAGCCCATGTTGGTGTAAGTCAGCTAAAAATTTTGAGCTTGCTTTTACTCCGCTAAACGACGTTGCTAATATTTCCCTCACTGATTTTCCCGCCAAGCCGTTTTCTTCTGTCACCCACGATTTAAAGTGCAAAATTTCTTCTGGCTTAAACCAATAACTTTTGCCTGTACGATCATCAGTGTAAAAATATCTATAGGAGCGTGAATCAAATTCCTTGCCTTCCTCTACCCATATTTGCACGCGGCGACAATCAAGCGGAATTATTTTCTGCAATTCACTTTTGCTATCACGATACAAATAAGCATAAGCGTTTCCATAATGATTCCTGCAATATTCAAGATATGTAAATAATTGCGTTGGTGTCTGAATTCCATTTGGCGATACCTGCAGCAGATAACTTGTATCGTGATTCGTGATTCGGCGTTTATCTGCGTCCATTAGGTACACCGGCATTTTACCTACACTCTCGGAAAGCGTTTTTAGGCAGGTAAAATACGTTATCTCGCCCAAATCCGATATTTCGTTATATGCCTTGCCGCTGAACAACTCCATGATCGTCGACATGCTGATTTTCGGCTCCGCCTCATTCCATGCCCGCCGCATCGCCGTTACTTTATTTTTCACCAGCTTTAGCAAACCCATTTTCTCACCACCTTACAAAAAAATTTTTCCTATCAAAAAAGCGATTGTTGTCGACATGCCGCCGCCATTCGCTTTTTGCTTATCTCAAAATATTTTTCTTCAGTCTCGAAACCAATAAATCTGCGCCCGTTTCTAACTGCCGCTAAACCGGTTGTGCCAGAGCCCATCGTCGCGTCTAAAATTATTTCATATTCATTCGTATAAGTCCTAACTAAAAATTCCATTAACGCCAGCGGCTTTTGGGTTGGGTGATAGCGCGGCTCTGTCTTACTTGCCCCGTTTATTGATTTTATTTCTAAAACATCGCGCGGATAATAATGATTGCCGTCGTTTACTGTCTTTGACGCCCTGCGCCTTTGATAGACATTTCCGCCGGAAAATTCTTTCTGCACTCTAGTAAACGCCTTGCCCGTCCTAAATTGCGGATTATACGTTGGCAAGCGTCGATAGAATACGAGGATATTTTCATGTGCCCTTAGCGGCATTTTATTTGCATTTAGGAAACCACATGCTACTGACTTATGCCAAACATATTCATATCTGAACATTTTCCTATTCGCACTGATTAAATCTACCGCAAACGGCAACTGACTAAATAACACAATCGCGGCATTTTCTTTCGTTACTCGGTTAAATTCTAACCACATTTCTTCCAGCGGCAATCTTTTATCCCAAGAACAATCGGTAGAATGTCCATAGGGCGGGTCGCAAATTATACAATCTATCGAACCGTCTGCTATCCTCTTCATGCCCGTCATACAATCCTCGTTGTAAATTTCATAATCCATTTTTCTCACCACCTATCAAAAAAACCGCTCCTTTTCGGAACGGCTTATTTCTTTATTTAGCCATAACAGTTTTCAATGCGTCACGTAAAGCAAACGCCTCTTGAACTTCTTTATCATCATATTTTTTCGGATTCGGCTCATCGCTAAGACCTAATAAATAATCAGCTGATACATCAAAAGTTCGCGCCGCTTTAATGACAAAATCAACCGACGGCGTTGTTTTTCCCCATTCATACCGCTGATAAAGGGCTACTTTAACGCCGAGTTTATCTGCGATTGCCGCCTGACTTATCCCTAGCGATTCTCGAAAACGTTTTAATGCCTCGCAAAATGTCATAAAAATCGCCTCCCTAATTTTTATTTATTCTATCATGATATTAATTAGTTTTCAATACCCGCTATTTAAACCCTAAAAAATATTTTTCAAAAGGCTTGACAGATACTTTTCAATAGTGTATATTTACAGCACTGAAACCAATCAGTATCAAGAATAAGAAAACCCGAAAGGCGAAAACGTCTAAGGGCGAAGAAAATCAAGGCAAGCGCGAGGAGAGGACCTAGCCGAGACCGTAGCCGAGATTCAACCACACAGTTAATTTAGGAGGAAACCAAAATGACAACGACAATCGAAAAGGCAATCGCGAAATTCGAGGAAGGCAAAACCTACTTCAACATTTGGAATCAAGAGGACGGTCGCCCGCATATGCGCCATTACACTATCGTAAAACGCACCCCCAAAACAATCGTGCTTAAAAGCGGCTATCGTTGCAGAATTTTCACCAGCGAAAATGGCGTTGAAGGCGCGAAAGTCTCCTACGGAACCTACATTTACGCCAGTGACCTTTGCACAGTCGAAGCTGAAAATCGTCAAATCGAAGCTGATAAAGCTTGGGACGAAATCGACGCAAAAGCAAATCAGCGCATGCTTGAAATCAAAGCCGCCGAAGCCGAGCGCGAAGAAATTTTGAGCACCCCGCTCGTTAGCGAAGAGGCTTTTGACGAAGCTTATTACGGCGAAGTTACGAACGCTCATAACGCTGAAATTGCTCCTAAAAAAGAAGCTTTCCGCAAAGCACTTATCGAAGCTCTTTTGTTGAAATTCACACTGGCTGAACTCGAAGAAGTAATGCTCGAATACGCTGTTACACCGGAGGCTATGGAAATCGCAATTAACTCCGAAATCGAAGCGGCGAACGTCGCAACGGGTTATGTTTTCAGCAAAATTTTTGCAGACGGCGAAGTTATCAATACGTCCTGCAAAATCATTGGCGACGAAAACAATTTCGATAACAGCGTTTATCGCGAAGTCGTTTTCTTCGACCCCGAACGCTTTGCAAGCTGGGAACTCAAAACCGCCGACGGCAAGCTCCTTGCTAAAGGCAATAGCAAAAACGACGCTTACAAATTCCTCGCAACCGAAACTGACGGCTCCGAAGATGACACCGACGACCAAAACGACGTTTTCAAATACCTGCCCGCTATTGAAAGCCTTAACGACGTCGACACCAACCAGACCAAAGACGAAATGAAAGCCGCCGCTGACCAAATGGGGCTTATGCAACTCAACAGAAAAATCGCCGACCTTGAGGAACAACTTATCGACAATCGCCTTGCCGCCACCGCTGTTCTTAACAAAATCACCGATGACACCACTTTTGCAGAGCAAAAAGAAATTGAACGCCGTTATTTTGAGCACGCGGCTATCAGCGACGCCCTTATCGACGAAAAGGCTATCTACAAAGCCGCTAAATTTACTCGCTTGTCCCAAATCGCCGCGATTAAAAATCTTATGCGCAAAAATCAAAATACCTCCAGCACGAAGGAACCGCCCGCATTGGACATTGACGATAAAGAATTCTTCAATACTCAAGCCGCTTTTATCGACGCCACAATCCAGCGCAATTTGGCTGAACGCGACCTTCATACCGCAAAAGATAAATTCGCCGCCGCTGAAAACGTGCAATTCGACGCTAAGCAGAAACTTCAAAACGCCGCTAACAAAATTGTCAAGCAACTCGACAACATTGTCGTTAACGTCTTTATCCCTGCTAAAAAGACTATGACGCTCATAACCCAAGACGACAACGAGCAAATCAAAACCGACTTCTCGCAATTTACCATTACTTACTATGAAGGATTCCGCCTCGCCAATCATCATGACTACTGCGCAACTTACGATACACCCGCAGAAATTAGAACCGTTATCGACATGCTCCAAGCGGCTATCGCTCGCGGCGACGAAGAATTTACTTTCCCGACCGTCGACGAATTGAATACACCGCCCGAAATGCCGCCCTGCGCCCCAAAATCACCCGATATTACCGCAGAGGATAATTTACCTATCAATGACGAAATCCCGCCTAAAAACGCCTATGACGCCCAAATTGCCCAAATCAACAAAACCGCGCCTGTTAATTGGAGCGTATCTTTCGACACCGATAAAAATAATTTCCCCGTCAAATTCCAAGACAAAACTATAACTACACTCGATAGCCTTGCGCTTGCTAAAGTCTTGCCGCCGGAAAAATTCTTTGAGCAATTCAGACCGCTTGTCGATAAAAACTATTCGCCCAAACAGCAATTCCAAGACGACCGCCGAAAAGAACTTGCCGCCTTGCAAGATATGCGCAAGCTTATCACCGACGACGCCGAAAGGCTCAAATCTATCGACGATATGATTGACGCTATCAAACGGGAACTCCTCGAAATTTCCCTTGAGTAAAAAACAACGGCTCTTAGCCGTCAAATATAAAATCCATAACAATTATCCTTTCAACTACGGCGGGAAAATACCTGCCGTTTTTTTATTTCCGGCTCATGACGTTTAGCCATGCCGCTAAAGCCTCTTCGCCTTGCGAAACGCTATTATTTTTATCCTCGAAATAAAGCTTATAGGCGTCCAATATGGCGTCGCAAGCGTCTATTCTATTCGTTTGCTTGACCTTATCTATTTTTACCTCTCCAAAAGAATTCGGCGCATTTAGTATCGCATTTAGCATTGACCAAGTAAGAAGTGCATTTTTCCTGTCATAACGAATCAAGCCCGCCTCTACCGACTGCCTAAAATCTATCGTTACATCGTTTAGACTTCGCGCCGATTGTGATATTTCCGTCAAGTCACAAGGCAATATTTCTTCTAACTGCGCCAATATCCCTGCGATATTATGGGCGTCATAACCTACGCCGATAACTTTCAAGTCATGCTCGGCGATTAAATCACGCAAAATAGCGATAATATTTTGGTAATCAGTCTTAATACCATACATGCCGCTTGTCAGAATCAATATTCCACTCGTCGCCCAAAGTCGATATGGCGCGTCATCTGTCTTTTCATGTTCCTCAACGCGCCTTTCCGGCATGAACGATACACTCCAGACATAAATTTTATCGTCGTCTGAAAGCGGCGGGAACACCAGCGCAATGCTCGTTAAATCGCCGCCAGAGCTTAAATCAATGCCCAAATAACATTCACGCCCGCGCATATCGGCAAGTTTGGTATCGCAAGCGCATGCTCGCCATTTTTCGGCGTCAAGCCATGCCCCGCCAGAATACGTCACCCACCGATTTAACGATTTAGTCAAGAAATTTACAAGCTCATTGCCTTGCTTTTCTTTCGCGTCGATAGCCTTTTCAGCCATTCGCGCCAGCATTGACTGATTGAGAGTATTGTCCTCATTCCATAGCAAAAGCGGGTTCGCCTTCGCCCAGTTTCGAGGTTCCCATATGTCATCATCTTCATCAAGCTCCGCGATAAAGATAAACAACGATTCTTTTTCTATCGCGCCAGATAAGACTTTCTTACAAAATTGGTAATGCTCATAACAAAAGCTATTCAGATTAAATCCTGCTGTCGTTATCGCCAACAGGAGACTATTATCAACGTTAATTTGCCCGTCCATCATAAGCTTGTACATCTGATTATTCGGATGGGCGTGCAGCTCGTCAGTTACCGCCAATCAATTTGTTATCGTACAGGCTTTTTATCCTGTACTTCTCATAGTTTCCTATGAGTTCAGCATATATTTTTACCTTCAGCCTAACTGGTCAGGTACTGGACACTCTTGGGCGAATTATATTCTGTGCAAAAAAAGCACAGGTTCGTCGCCTATGCGTTACAATAGTCAATACCTTTTAATTTATTGACTTATCACGGTATCAGCATATTTTTGCTTATATTCTTTCCAATATACGGTAATGGTACACCTATTCACATTCAATTCCTTCGCAATTTCCGAATGCTTTTTTACTGATTGAATAGTTTGTCCGATATAAATTAATCCGTTATGCTTAGTTGTAATTTTGTAAATAGTTCCTTTTCTCATACCATCACCGACAAAAACTTAGCCTTATTTTAACCAATGAATTTTATAATATTAAATTGGTTTTAACAACCGTTTTTGCCCAGTGTAATTCAAACATTTCTATTTGAACCGGCATTAAGCTACCGAGCGGAAACCGTCTGCTGATTTTGTATCACGTCCTATAGCTTTTATTTCAGTCTCTGTTACCAGTGACTTAATCGTTCTATCGTATCGACGAATTTTATATAGTTCACTTAAATCTTTATCAGATTCAATGAATTTTGCAATTTCGTCCCATACGATATTTGCCTGGTCTTGTTTAGTCGCTGTACAAAAAATTCTGCCGTATTTATAGCCGCTGAACGTCGCAAAGTCATTGCACATTTCGCCCGCGATAAATGACTTGCCGTTTTGCCTTGCCATTTGGACATAAGCCTCGCGAAAACGGCGTTCCTTCAATCTTTTTTTACGCCAGCCAAATAAGCTGCCGATTATAAAGTTTTGGAAACCGCGCGTCTTTAATCGCTTTGGAGCATTGCCCTCGCCGATTGTCAGCTTGTTTGCTAATTCAATATGACGCTCCGCCATTGCCGAATCAAATTTATAGGGAAAATCTTTTCGGCTCATATCGTCCAAATGACGCTTGCAAGCAAGATATTCAGCTCGCCCGCACAATTTCCCGCCGCTGACTATCAATTTCGCGTATTCTGTCGTCCTGTCCATATGCTATCCTTCTAAATGCGACAAAAATTTATTCACGGACTTTTCTTCTTTTGTCGGCACTATCAAGCGAAGGCGGTCTGTGACCGCCAAGCCTAATTTCGACGAGCATTTCATAATCTGCGTTGCCATTTTGTCAGTTATCAAAAAAAACGGCGACGGTTGTAAATTTCCTTTAACTTCTATCGTCATGCCGTATTCTTTTAATTTAGTCGACGCCTTGACATATTTATCGTAACAGTCGGCATAAATCGCCAAAAACGCCATGTCCAAATTATCAAAGAGATTTATTTTCTTCGCCTCTGAAACGACGCGATTAAATTCTTCCTTCGCGCTGTCAGACAGCCAAGCCGGAGCTCCTGCCTCAAGGGCTTTTCTGTCGAGCTTGATATTTTCTTCCTGAATTTTTCTATTCAAGCGTTCTTGCTTGCCGATTTTCCCAGTGGAAATTTCAACCACTTTTCTCGGTCGTCCACCCATAATTTTTTCACCACCTTAAAAACTGCGTCATTACGCCTTTTTTTTAATCGCGATTTTTGGCATTTTTGCGAGAAAAAAGGGGGGCGCGGTCGTTTTACTGAATTTAAAAAAACTTTTTTTTGTGCCCTGCACCCTTCTTTTTGCCTATCACTAAAAGGGATTGCGAATCTGCCATAAAATTTTTTGCATTGCTGATTTTGATTCAGCGTCGCGTTTATATTCCGCGTGAATCATGTTATGCGTTTGCGCTGAAACTAAAATCAAATTCGACAATGACATTTTTAAATCCGGTCGCTCGTCCGTAGGATAAATGTGATGCACTGTCGTCCCTATGACTATCGCGCTGTTAACTACCAGCTGATATTCGTCTAGTCCATTTGCTCGTGCTTTAACTGCCTCGACAATTTTTTTCCATTTCGTTGAGCCGTAAAATTTTTTCTTTGACTTATCGCGATTATTTTTATCGTAAAACTTATGGCGGCAAGTGCACTCTTGCCCTTGCGCTAATCTGCGCCCGCATTTACATAATCTCATCAGCATTGTTATCACCAACGAAAAAAGACGCCCGCCTTTTGGCAAACGCCTTTTATTTTTTTCTCTATATTTTTCGTCGACCGTTATTTTTCCTAACAACTTACCAATTATATTGTAATTTATTTTTTAACTGTTATCAACTGTTATTTACTGTTAAGTTTGTCGGAAATACGAATTTTTTTAAAGCTTTACGGTGCAAGGTAAAGACATGGTCTAGGCTGAAATTCATTCGTTCCGCTATCGTTTCCCACGAATCACGGCAGATATAACGTAATTCAAGTAAATAGCGTTCGTCGTCATTTTTGACGTGTGATATTGCTTCGGCAATCTCATCTCGTGCCGTCATCGCGCGGGCAAGATCATCGGCGAATTGCGCTGTCAAATCGTGCATAGTCGCAACTGAACTTTCGACACGCGATATATCTAATGCCTTGCCTATTGGCGTATCTCTGATAACGCTAGTTGTACGTTGTGCCGTCGACTGGAGTTTTGTTATCTGGTCAAGTCTACTGTCAGCTATCCTTTGCAGGACATTAAACCGTTGCAAAAATTCTTTCGCCGTCATGCCTTTCGCCTCCGACATTTATTTTTATTATACCATTTTCCTTGTCATTACGCCACTTTTTTTGTATTCGCTATAAAATAGACGTGTCCGTGTAACTAAACCTGCGCGGACACATTTTAATTTCCTAAATGGCGTCATAACGCGCAATTCGCCCTGCCGTGTCCGTTGTGTACGCTGTGTACGCCAAAAACTCCAACCATATATCAAAGGAAAAAATAAAAACTTTTGAGGGAAGAAAAACCAAAAGCTGATACAAAAATCGAATCACACAAAACGAAAAAAATTTTTTGATGGTGTAAAAGGCAATAAATGACGGACACAACGGACACACTATATAAAATACCTTAACAAATGGCGTTATAACGCGGATTAGGTGTGTCCGTGTAGTATGATATAGACGGACACAAGACGGACACGGGCGGATACATTAGAGTAAAAAAAATAGTCTGATAGGCGCGTTTCGAGATTGTCCTAACAATTTTTCTTCAAATGTTGGTTTGTATCCGAGAAAAAATACGCCGCAACGCAAAAAGCCCTGCAAAAAGGGCGCATTAAAGAAACTCGCTGTGAAAAGGTTTACACGCAAGGTATAGTTTGTTTAAGCGTTTTTTTGAAAATTTGCAAGTAAGGCGATTAGGCAGGAGGGAACTTCTGAATAAGCCCTCTTGCGAAAATCAGCGGCAAAATTCAAGCACTGTAACTTTGCGCCTTATCAGAATCGGAATTTTTATCGCTCCAGAATACGTTAGGTTTAAATCTGTAAACGGGAGTGGATTTACCGTGAATTCTGACGTTACAGCGGAAGTTTCTGCCTTTACCGCAGATTAACCAACCTTTACGAGCGAACTTTTCAATAATGGCTTTAGCAGAGGCAAAATCAAGTTCGTTTTCTAAAATCTTTTCAAGTGAGGTAGTGTAGAAAAGGAATTCGCCGTTCTTGCATTCCTTACCGTAGCTTTCGTAAGAGACGGAGGAGATTTCCGTAAGACCGTCGGCTGAATTGTCTTCGATTTCTTTTTCAAAGAATTTTTTGCGGGATTGAATAAAACTTGCTAATCGTTCGCGGGCGCGTTCGGCTTCGTCAATGTCTTTGATAGTGGGAAGAGTAAGAAGTATTTCTTTAATGTCGCTGACAAATTGAATGTTGTCGAAAGCTTGTTTAGCCCCGATACAGACGAGGAAATATTGAGTGGCGAGGGAAGAGGCAACGACATTGATAACTAAAGTTGATTCGTATTTATTCAATATTTCAGGAGCCTCTATAGCTAATCCTTCGTAAAACCATTGAAGTCGGCTATTCATTTCGTTTTGGTGAGTGGTAATAAAATCAGTCCAAACTTTTCCGAAATGCCCGAAATTGTAATTAGTAAAGGTATGGAGTTTTTTAGCGAATTTAATCTTGAAAAGCTGTTTAGGACAATAAAGTTGAAGAAGACGTTTAAAAGCCCCTTGAGCGTCATGAGCTTTCAACATTTCGTGTTCAGCGCAAGAAACGCGGGAGCCGCTGAAAGTAAACATTTCTTTGACAGTACCGTCGCGGGAGTTAATCTGGTTGTTAATGCCCTCAAAATAATCGTAAACCATTTGAGCTAAAGATTCTTCGCCTTTTTTACCGCCGTGAACGGTGCCGAGCTCATCAAGGAAAGTGGGTAAATTAGCATTAATGGCGGCGATACGTTGACGGTTTTTAATAGTAGAGGCAAAAGAACGTTTAAGGAGTTTAGGGTTACCGAAAATGGATGCAGCTAATTTCAAGGCACCAGATTTACCGCAGTCGGGAACGCCGATTAAATGAGTTTGCAAGTTAGGCAATTCGAGGGGAAGAACGAGCGGAGCGCAAAGCGGATTGCCGAAAAAAATTCTGGCGACGGCCCCGCCCTCGTTGCAAGCCTCAATAAAAACTTTTTTCCACTCGTTGGGGTTGCCTTGTGCGGCATAAGCGTCCTCAAAATTGAATTTGTCGCAACGAACGACATAATCATCACTGCCGGTCGGATAGATAAACTTGTCGAATTTGCCATTGAGCCAACCGGTTTGCTGATAGCATTTAGTTTCAATTAGAATATCTTCATTGGCAGCAATCATTTCAGTTAAGTAATTGCATAATTGTCTAGCGTCTTTAATGAGAGCCCCGCCCTCAGTAGCAAGGCGAAGAACTTTTTTAGTATCGGCAATTTCGTCGCCGTAAACTTCGATAAAACCCCAGACACCTTTAGCCTTGATAGCGATTACGTATTGAGTGATACGTTTTTTAGGCTCGCGAAGAATTTTAACGGGAATGATAGGAGTTTTGGCGGCAGTCTTAGTAATGACATTGCCATTTTGAGTAAAGGTCTGAGTGCCGACTTCATGAGCGGAAAAATAAACGTTGTCGGGCAGGAATAAATCAATGGGGCAATCGCCCATAATTTTTTGCGTAGAAAGGCGATTTTCGAGAAAAGCCTTGCGCTTAGCGTCGCCTTCGCGTTTTTCCTGTTCCTCTTTATATTTCTTCGCAAAAGCTTTTTGGTCTTTTTTAATCTGGTTAAAAAATTCTTCAACAGCTTTTCCGAAGTCGCCAATTTTCAAGTCAGCAAGTTCTTGTAACTCTGGCGAAATATCCGGTGGTGGTTTTTGTTCGCGCAGGTTTTTAATTTTTTCCGTAGCGTTTTTCTGCGCGGCTTTGAAGATACCAAAAAACTTGTTAGCAATTTGAGGAATATAGAATTTGCACAAGGCAACCTTGCGACGAGTGGAAATATCGAAGGTAAGCGACGCCGTAAGGTTTTCAATAGTTACGTTTTCGAGGAATTTATAAGCGGCTTTAATGTCAGCTTTAACAGTGGTATCGACAGGAGCATTTTTGTTATTTTCGCGCCACGAATTTATATGCTCGTCGAAGGAGTTATCTTTAGCGAAAAGTTCCTTAGCTTGCGCGTAAATTTCTTTCAAACGGGCGGTTAAGGCGGCGGCATCAGCGCAGAGGAACTCGTTAGCGTCTTTGAACTTATCGGAAAGATTGAAACTTAAGGCGTTATGCCCGATAAAGTTCAGGGCGTTAACGACAAGTTGAGATTTATCCTTGCCGGTTTGGTCGTTGTCCAAAAGGACGATAAAGTTTTTGGTACCGATATGCTTAAGTTGGTCGCGCAAAGAATCAGAAAGTGCGGAGCCGCAGATAGAAATGACGTTAAAGCCGGTGGCTTGCCAAATACTCATAGCGTCGAATTCGCCCTCTGTGATAAAAATTATTGGATCATCATTGAGCGCAAGTTTAAGCCCGAAAATTTCTTTGGAGCCCCAGTGTGGTTTAGGAACGATTTTTTTGCCCTTAGCGACGGAATAATCCTCCGGCTTGCCGATAAGACGAACGAGGCAATGATTAAAGGAAGTGGGAATAACGAAATGGGGGAGTGCGGGCTCGTCTTTTTGCCCAGAACAAGTAGTGACGCCGCACAAGTAACGATTAAGAGTGTCGAAAGACAATCCGCGCCACGAGCCGCCCTGTTTTTCGACAAAATCTTTCAAGCGGACGTTAGCGTTTTCGATAAAGCTTTTGTACTTGTCAGGCAAGGCGGGTTTTTGGCTAGACTTACGGTCAACAGTTTCGTCGAGGTACATGTTGAAAAGGTTTGCGCTAAGTTCGATAACTTCTTTGAAGTCGCGCTTAACGTCTTTTCCGAAATGGGCGGCGAGCAAGTCGATATTGTCGAAAGCTTTACCGCGCCCATCCTTTTCGCATTTGCCGCAGAACCAAGATTGAAAACCGTCGAGCAATTTGGTTTCCATACCGGTGCCGTCCTCGCCAGTGCCGTCTCTACAAAACGGGCAGATATAACCAGACTTGCGAGCGCGCTGAACGACGCCGTAACTTTCGAGGGTTTCCGGCGCGAGGAGTTTAATCCTCTCGATAACTTCTTTGTAATCTTTCATTTAAATAACCTCCTTAGCGAATTTCCTTGACACAGTCCGCGAAAGAGGTTATTATTTTTTGCAAGAACTGATTTATTAGTTCGGAAGAAGTTCTTGCAAAAAGCTCTTCTGCGGAGATGTGGCAAGTTCGAGGATAAGCAAACTTTAACACACCAGAGGAACTTTTTGCAAGGATTTTTTTTTGCAAAGTTCCTCGTTGATTTCACGCCATTTGTAATAAGCCCAACCTTTTTTATAACCACAGACGAAAGCAATATGCAGGCAATCTTCGTAAGAGCGGGCGTATTTGAGGGATTTAGCGGCAACCCAGCCGATTTCGTAACCTTTAATTTTGGCTTCAGATAAGAATTCTTCGGGTTTAGTAAAAGCGAGATTAACAAGAGGCTGTTGAGTCTCTTGTTTTTCTTTTTTAATTGGGATAATTTTCGTGAGGTCGCCGGAGTACTCGGTTGTATCAGCAACATGCTTTTTACCTACGGGGAAAATATAACCGCATCTAGGGCAAGAGTGAGCTTTGTAAGAAACGACTAAATTGCACTTAGGACAAATGCGGGGCTTTTTCTTTTTTTCGTCGCGTTCGTTAGGATTCAAAGACCAATCGCGGTCGTCGTCGGGTAGCCCGTGCCGGGTCCAATTTTGAACGTGGTCGATAATGATAGCAACCTTGTTAGGGTCGTTGGGGTCAGGGCGCATAGAACGCATAGATTGTTGAACGTGTAAAGTTAAAGACTGGGTAGGGCGGGCGAGGATAACGGCTTGGCAATGGGGCACGTCGAAACCTTCGCCGAAAAGTTCAGCGTTGCAAAGAACGTTAATATCGCCGCGTCTGAAAGCGTCGACAATGGCAGCGCGTTCGCGTTTAGGAGTTTCGCCGTCACAATGTGCGGCACTGATACCGGCATTTTGGAAAGCTTTAGCAACGGTTTTAGAGTGTCTAACGTTGACGCAATAACAGATAGCTGCTTTACCGTGAGCGTATTTTACATAATTTTCGACGATACCGCCGATAATTTTTTTATCGCTCATTTCGTGTTCGAGGTCGGAATTAACGAATTCGCCGGATTTCGAGCGGACGTTATCAAGGTCGACGCCAATATCAGGAGCTAAATACTCGAAAGGAGTTAAATTTCCTTTGTCGATAAGTTGAGAAACTGAAAGGGATTGAACCATAGAAGTAAAAACGTCGCAGAGAGTAATGCCTCCCATGCGTTGAGGCGTGGCAGTGACACCGAGCAGATAAGCATTAGGAAAGGCGTCAAGAACTTGTTTGTAGGTATTAGCTAAAATGTGGTGACACTCGTCGCAAATGAGGAAGTCGGGCGCGGGAATGGAATTAAGGCGACGGGCGAGAGTTTGGACGCTAGCAATTTGAACGGGCAAATTTAAATCAGAGGGCAAATCGGCGGCGATAATGCCGTGTGGAATATCAAGAGCGGTAAAAGTTTTAGAAGTTTGCTCAATAAGTTCGCGGCGATGGACGAAGAAGATAGAACGTTTACCGCGATTGAGAGATTCTTTAATCATCCATCCGGTCATGATAGTTTTACCGGCTCCGCAGGGCGCAACGCCGACAACTTTTTTGTGGTTGTGGAGAAATTGGTTGCGCACAGCGTCGATAAAATCTCTTTGATATGGTCTTAATTTAATGTCCGTCATAATGGTTACTTTCTTTCTGTTTTTCGTTAAGGTCAGGAAGTTGTTCGATAAGAAATTTTTTAGCGGCGTCGAAAGATTCAAAAGTTCGTCCTTCGTCAGAATCAGTTTGAGAAATTTTCGCGTTTATATGGAAAGCGAAGCCGTCGAATTGAATATGGAAAAAATCAATCCTCCACATGAGTATCCTCCTTGTTCAAGTCAGCGACGAATTTCTCAAGCCACGCTTGAGCCTCTGCTCGCGGGTCAGATTGCGTTGCGGAATTTGAGTTGTTGCAAACAAATTCTTTGAGCGGGAACCTTATGCCGGTGATGTAAGCAAAAACCCTTATCTTTAGTGTAGCGGCACTTGTCAAATTGTCGTAAGATTCACCAAGACAAAGCCATTCAATTTTGTTTTTGTCAACATACCAGCCGTCTTCGGTCTTAATGAATTTCATTTCGAGTTTACTCCCTTCTCGATGTCAAAGCTCAAGTCTTGAACAAAATCAAGCAAGGCGTCAAGTTTAGTCTTACCGCCCAAATAGTCACAGGAAATAATTAGTCACAGGAAATAATAATTCGCCAATTTTTTCAAACCGCCAATATTGAGTAGCGTCGGGGTATTTCTTTTTGTCAACGGGCGATAAGAATTCGTCAAGCGAACGGCAGAAAAAAGATTTTGGCACTGCTCTGATTTGGTCTTTTGGTACGTAAAGCACCATAGGCGTAGGGTCTGCGCCGTTAGTCGCGTCCATTACGTAACCAACTACGACGTATATCCCGCCTTTAAAATGTCTGTATACATCTCCCACACAAGGTCTCGTTTCAATTCCTCCAATTCAACTTCAACGTGCGGTTCGCCCTTAAAAAGGTAAATGTGCCCTTCGACAATTTGTCTGTCGTCTTGATAGCAGATAAGGTTAAGGGCGTCGCCAATAGCTTTAGCGTGATTATCCCAGTCGCCAGCGTTTAAAGAGAAAGGCTCGTAACGGGTAAAAACTTTAGCGGAGATTTTCATAGGCGATAGGAAAGGGTTGCGTCCTTTCATAGCGGCTAAGGCGTAGTAACCTAGAGCGTCTTTAAAAGCTGAATACTCCGCAGGGTTGAAAGGTTGCCCGCCGCGTTTGGGAATGACGCGCTTAAAAGTGACAGGGACAATGGGCGCGTTAATTATTAACATTGATGATTAACCCAGTAGGGGAAAAATTTATCGCGGTTATTAAACAAGCGTTCGTACCATTGATAAGAATTACCGTGATTGTTAACGAGAATAAGGGCGTATTCAATGGACAGCGGATTAGCTTGCCGGTTGAAGTCAACTTGGTCGCCTTCGTAGAATTCTTCCTTTGTTTTGTGGTGACGATAGCAAAGCTGTTTAATGGTGTCTTGGTCGACGAATTCAAAATCGGGATTGCCGATAAGTAATTCGGAAAGGTAAAAAGTTCGATACTCGCCGCGGTCGAAGTCAAAGGCGCGGAATTTTTTAGGAATCATGAATTGTCCTCTGCAGGATCATCGAGGGTTTGATTAGGTTCAGCGTCGGCAGTTTCCGGTTCTGCCGGCAAGTCATTTTGAACAACTTCGCCGTTGTCAGTGTCAATAATCTCGTTTTGAACAGTATCAGGAGCAGGAATTTCTTTATTGGAATCAGGGAAGAAGAATTCGTTACGATTGATAACGGAGCCGTCGCTGTCGACGCGAGTAAAAGAATTTTTATCGACGACAGTCCTATCAGCATGCAAAGCGGTTTGAACGTCGGTACTTAAGACGCCAAAGTTACGTAAAATTCTCTTAAGAACGGTTTTAGTAGCCATAGCGTCAAAGTTAGTAGACCAGGGGGAATTTTTTTTGTTGAAGCGTTTATCGGCGGCGTAGCTTTGAGAATACTGCAAAGCGTGCTGTTCAATTTCGTCAAGAGGCATGAAAAGGGTTTTCTCGAAACCGTCATTAAGGCGAATATAGGCAACATAACCGACGACTTTATTAGAAGTTTTTTTACCGATAATGTAATCACCGGTAATGGGATTATACCCGCGAAGTTCGCCCTCGAAAACTTTTCCGGCATGAATTTTGGTGTATTGACCGGAGTTATGAGCCAATTTGATTAAACCTTTAACGCCGATTTGGAAAGTCGCTTGCCAGCCGTCCTTAGTCTTGTAAGGGACAACATAAGCTTGACCGAGACTAGGAGTAATGGAAAGATGAAGAGTGGCGGCAAGAACGGCCGCGCCGAGAATAGAACGGGAATCGCACCTTTGAAGATACTCATTGCCATTGTAAATATTGATAAGGGAAGAGACGAAACTGTCAGTGTTATCCTTTAAGACTTCGCGAAAACGCTTTTGATAGCTTTCACTTTGGAGCAAAGCTTTAAAAGCATTTTCTTTTTTAGCAGGTAAATTATTGTTTGCCATAACGATTATTCCTCCGCTTCATCAAGACATTGTAGTATCTGTTCTTTTAGAGATTTGCCTGTTGTAGTTGGCAAAAATTCTGCTCCTATTTTTTCTTTTTTGGTGGGGATTGATTTTTCTAACGGTTTAAAATAGTTTCTGTGTTCAAATCTAGCTTGCCGAGCCAATCTGTATGCATTTACAGTTAAGTATTCATTGATATTTTCTGTATCTTTATAATCGGTAAGCGTTAAACGCCCTTGTTTGTCTACGCAAGGTATCACAGTCAAATTATTACAGTAAACCATTTCGGCATTGAAAGATTTAACTGGATCATTATTCCACGATATGTCCGTTGCAGAACAGCATAAATCACCAATGTCATTGCCGTCAGGAATATTCATTAGAACTAAAATTGGATACCCAGAATACAAATGAAATTTTTCGATTTTTTCGGAGTCGCCTTCATTAAATTTACCTTTGACTTCTACCCACAAATTTCGGTATTCATTACCTTTTGTCCAATCGTCACTTGGTATCCAAACATCGTGCAGTAAAAAGTCGGGCAGATAATAAAGACCGTCGCCTAAATCAAAACCTTCAGGCTCATATTCCCATTTAACATTGCAAGCGTCGAAAAAAACTGCCCAGCGCGCCTCCAAGCGTGAACGGAAACGATAACCTTTATATTCTGTTTCAATGGCTTTCATTTTGCTTCCTTTTTCAAAAATTTTTCGGCGGGCTCCCCGACTCGAACGGGAATTTTTGTGCGAACCTGCGCCCGCGTGATGCCGCCCAAAGGCGGCTAAGAGATAAAGGGTAGGATTTTTAATGACAACCAAAAATTTTAGGAGGTTCCTGCCACGATTTTGGATAACCGCCTAGAAAGGCTCCGGCAATTCGCAAACGATTATCTAGCGTCTCGAATCTATGAATGTATGGAAAGGAGAATTGGAATGGGGCGGGCAGTCGGATTTGGACCGACAACTTACTGGTTAAAAGCCAGTTACTCTACCGATTGAGTTATGCCCGCATGTTAGAGCCGCCGCAGGGAGTGGACGGCGACTTAAGGCTTAATCAAGACCACCATTTTCTTATACGTTCTTGATTAGCTTCAATTTCATGTTTAATTTCTTCATGCCTTTTCGAGTGATAATCCCAAAAGTCAAGACAAGGTTTATCAGGAACGCCGGAGCCGCCGGAAGGCGGGCTAGGTCTATTCGTTAACTGTTCAATCTTTCCTATAATAGGTTGCATAGTATCACCTTCAAAATAAGGATAGTTTTGCCACTGATGTTGCTAAGGCTTTGCTTTGGGGCGGTTAAGCAATTTTAATGCTGGACATTTGTTTTCGCCGCAATCGTAAGGACGGTTTAAAACCCAACAATCACAGGTCTCAACTAACTTTGTTCCGCATTTTGTACAGAAATTTCCACTTTCTGTTTTTTGCCCGCATTGCGGACATTTTTTTTCTTGCACTCTATCCTCTCCTTTCAATTCTTATCTTGCGCGGCGTATATTTCATATGTATTGCGAACAATATTTTGATTTTCTACAAAGGAGTGATTGTTATTTTGGATTTTGATTATGTTCGATTGATTTCGATGCTTTTTTCCGGCTTAATTACCGCCGTAATGGTGATTGTGATTAATGAGAGTCTTAATTGGTTTAGAGTTCGTAGAAGACGGCGGGGGCTTTTGATACTTTTAGTCTGTGAATTAATAGCTAATGAGACTATGTTGACACGGTATTTAGAAAATTTTCAGAAAATGCCATTTCGATATACGGTATGGGAAAAATCTTGTGTCGAATTTGCCGATTTTCTTTCCGAGAAAAATCTTGCAAAACTATCCGCCGTCTACTATCACTTGCACTTAATTGAAGTTACTTCTACCAATAGCCACACCAAATATTCAGAAGTAGTGTCATTGATACGGCATCTACGACTAACCCTAGGAAAAGAAGCGGGCGTAGATGTGGAAAAATAAAGTAGCTAATAACTGCAATAATTACGAGTAAAAAGGACAATATACTAACAACCTGTAGCTTATCTTGCACTCTTTCCTCTCCTTTCACTCTACTAAGCGGGATTAAGTGTTACTAAAAGTTGCTTTTTGAATTAAAAAAAATCGGTTATAGGACAACCGAGTATTTTGGCGTAATTTAAAAGATGATTTTTTTTAGGGAAATTTTCCCCACTTTCCCATTTAATAATAGCGACGTGTGAAACTCCAAGTTCTTTAGCAACCTTTTTTAGTGAAAGCCCGCGCTGTTCTCTTAACTGTTTAATTTTAGATTTATCTTTCATAAGAAGCTCCTAGTCTGTAACTTTTAGTTGCGGTTAATATAACATACCAAAAGTTACAGGTCAAGTTTTTATTGAAACTTTTATTTACATCTTTACTTGTAACTAAAAATTACATATAATAAAAAGAAAAGGAGAAATTACTATGGGTATTAGTGGCATTAAACTAAAAAGATTGCGCGAGCAAAGGAAAATGTCTCCTACAGATGTGGCGAATTTTCTTGGAATCAGTCGACCGGCTTATCTTAAATATGAAAATGGTGGTACAAAAATTCCCCGACAGCTAGAAAAATTAGCAAATTATTTTGGCGTGACGACAGATTACCTTCTTGATAATGAAGATACCAAGCATGAATTTTTTAGTGAAGACGAGACGAAATTAATTTATGGTTATAGGCAACTAAATCCAGCAAGAAAACAACTTGTAGAAGGAATGATTTATCAATTTGGAGTCGACGAAAACAAAAAAGAGGTAAAAAGCAAATCAACTAATATTGTACAGAATAATCATCACAACAGTGGCGGGACAAATATTTTGAATGTGAATTAACGTTATTTCCTAGAGGTAATAGTATGAATAAGTTATTTTCATTTATTTTAATTGCTTTTTCTATAATTATTTTGGGTTGCAATAACGATAATAAATATTCTAATGAAACGTATATTAAAGCTGATTCGCTTTGGGTAGAAAACAAAGGAGAAATTGGAGATTTTCTTGACGGTGTTGTTACACACGATATCGAATTTCTTGCACAACAGCATATTGAAGGTAAAGTAAAAAACGTTGATAAAAAAGTTATGATTGAAGTTATGGATGAGCTGAATAACGGGAAAATAGTTCAGATAAAATTTTTACAAGGTCGATATAAAAATAAAACAGGCTATACACTTTCTGAATGGATTAAGGATGAGGAAGAAGAACGTGAACGAAAAATTGCTCTTGAAAATGAGCGCATGGAAGCAGAAAAACAGTATGCTGAACAAATATCTGAAGCTGAAAAAAAGCGTTATGATTTGTTAGTTAAAAACGGAGTTCAGTTTAATTTTAATCCTGTAGAAAATACTAGCAGTACTTATCGTAAAATTAGTGGTACGACAAATTTACCGGACGGAACGAAGTTAAGAATTATAATATCTAATATTGATAGAACTACTACGGTAAAGAACGGTAATTTCTCTGTTTTATTTGAAAGGACAGTAGTTACTGTTGGTGAGCATGATTTTTCGATAAAGACGCTTGATAAAAGTTTACAGCCGGCGAATGTTAAATTAACTGATGAAAATATAGTTAGCAACGGTAGAGACAGCATTTTAGGTAAGAGGATTTATTTGGACAAAATTAATGTGAAATAAAAAAGTTCCTTTCCGAGAAGAGAGGAAACAGAGAGGTAGATAATATGGAAAAAAAGATTACGATTAACGTTTCAACTTCGCCTAACGAGATGAAAGCAATGTCAGCAGACGTTATAAATATTGATTATAATAATTACTACGTATTTTTAACTTTTATTCAGACATACAACGTTGGGGAAGATAAAGAATTAGACAGTTCAATACGTAACGGCGTGGTAATGTCGCGTGTAATGATGTCATGGGAACAATTTGCAAGACTTCTTTCAGATATGGCTAAGTTCGCTAAGGCAACAAAAAATAAAGCGGAGAAAATCTCTAAAAAGGCATTTGAATTTACTGATAATATGGTTCTTACGGTGGTTGATGACAACGATGAGCAACAATGAAAGTTATAAAATTCGTTGGCAAGTGGAAGACCCACAAAGTAGACAAGTGGTATTAAAGCAAATAACGTATGAAAGCCACGTAATAGAAGACCATAGTGACAAAGACGCAGTTTTTCGCAAGAATGTAGAAGGTCAAGTGAAAAATGTCATAGTTAATCCGGATTTTATTGTTGCAGAAGAGCCGCGAAACTTGTATTATAAGCTTGTAGGTATTGGAGCAGAAGAATATATGAAGCTAAAGATAATGAAAGTGGTAGTAGACGCAGACAAAGAGCCAAATGAGATAGTCACATGGATACCTATGAGTAAAGTAAAGGAAAAGTTAAAAGCGGAGGCGATAATCTATGAAAGGGGAAAAGAGGATTTATCCGATAAAAAAATATGATGAACGGCAAGATGTGCTGCATGTTTATTTAAATAAAAGATGTAATGAATATTACGCTTCCGCAACAGAAGAAGAACCAGAGGTATATATACTAAGAGATGACGATACGAACGAGATAGTAGGATTAAAAATTCTTGACTATACAAAAAATGCGCATAAAGTCAGGAAAAAATATCCGCAATACAACCTTAGCAAGAATTGAAATGTTAATCTTACCCGTAAGGGATTTAAATAGACTTCTTACCCGCAAGGGTTCAGGGCGTTGGCAAAAGCTGACGCCCTTTAACGTAAAAAAGCCCTCTCCGCAGTGGAGAGGGTAAATTTTTTAGTCGTAAAGAATATTACCGTCGAAGAAATTGCCGCCGATTATGAGCTTGTCGGTAAATTGCCACATGTAGCCTTTGAAGTCGTCGAAACGTCCCCATTGAGCGTTCCATACGGCGCAACCTAAACTTCGCCAGTCGATATAATCCTGTAGCCAAGAATAGGACGCATAAACGCCGCAGTCCAAAGGCTTAATGGTATCGAGAAAAGCACGGCAGATAGCAGTAACGTTGCGTTTGCTGAAATTAAAACCGTGCCTAGCTTTATATTTGTCGTCGTCCTCCATATCAAAGAAAACGGGCAGTTCAAGGAGAACGCCAGCCTCGTGAATGATACGCTTGCAAAAGTCCGCCTCAATGATAGCGTCGGCAGGATTAAGAGCGTAGGAATAATGATAAGCCCCGCATTTCAAGCCGACGGCGCGGGCATCGTTAACGTTGCGCTGAAAAGTTTCGTCAAAGCCATTTTTGCCGTAACCAGTCCTGCAAATAGCAAAATCAATTCCAGCGTTTTTAAGTGCGTGCCAGTCGACGACGCCATTGTAAAAAGAAACGTCA